AGTAAATTATTTTAATAACTTAATAAATTAATAGTAAATATGGAATTACCAACGAAAGTAATCAAATCAACAACAGTAAACCCTTCACTGTTAACTGTCTTCGGACAATCAAAAGTGGGTAAAACAACGATGTTATCTAAATTAAACAACTGTTTGATTATAGATACAGAGAAAGGTACTAAATATGTAGATGCATTGAAAGTACAAGTAAACAATAGTGCAGAATTAAAAGATACGGTAAGAGCCTTGAAAGAGTCTGGTAGTCAGTATAACTATCTAGCTCTAGATACTATAGATAATGTAGTATCTTGGTTTGAGAAAGACGTTGCTAGAGATAACAATGTAGATAGCTTTGCTAAGATACCTTTTGGTGATGGATACAATCAAGTACGTACAAGAGTAATGAATATGATTAGTGCTCTTATGGACTGCTGTGATCATATAATTATTATAGGTCATAGAAAGAAAACAATTATCGGTAATGAATCAGTAGAAGTTAATGTTAGCTCTCTGGATTTATCGGGTAAGTTAAAGAACTATGTAATGGCAAAATCAGACGCAATTGGTTTTGTATACAGAGACGAAGAAGGTCACTTAAAAATATCATTTGAAGCGTCAGATGAGATAGAAGCTGGTACTAGATTACCGCATCTTGCAGGCAAAATTTTAGATTTTAAGTGGTCAGAGATATACAAAACTGCAGTAGGTAAATAGTAATAAATTTCGTATATTGCAGTATATAGTAAAACAATTTTTAAAGTAAATTTTATGTACAAATTAGTAGAAACACAAAGTAACGCACCAAGCTACACATTGATGAAAGCTGGTGTTAATGAGAATGTTAGTCTAGTAGACGTAACGTTCGACACCCTTAGAAAGGATGGCACTGGAGGTAACTGTATTAGATTTTATTTCCAAGACGAAGGCGGTGCCAAATTCACACAAACATACATGGAGGTAACATCTCTTGAGAGATTAAAAGAGTCTGCAAAGAATGCAGCTCAGTCAGGTAGACCTTGGTCGTCAACACCTGAACAACTACACTCTGATTTATTGAGGAATGTAGGCGAATCTCTATATCATATACTATCTGCGTTTGTACCAAAAGATAAAGTAAGTATCGGTGGTGCAAATTGGAATGAACTTGGTAAAAATGTATTAGAACTTGTAGGTAATTCTTATGAAGGACTCAAGTTTAAGATAAAGTGTGTATATGACAAACAAGGAAAGTACTTACAATTTCCTAACCGTCCACTACAACCATTTATGATACCACAAGATAGTGATGCTCAGCTGACTGTATCTTCAAGAGATAATGTCACTGCTGCAGAGCCTACACCTGAAGCGACTATTAGTACAAGTACTGATAGTAAGAGTGACGGGGACCTATGGTAGTATAAATTTTTAAGTTTCATTCATAAATAAGGGGTTAAAGGGTATAAGTATCCTTGCCCCTTTTTTAGTATAAATCAATATATATGTATAATCTAAACCCAGTAGTAACAAAAGAGTTTATTTTGGATAATTTAGATCAAGTGCAAATATTAGAATACTATCTAGGTGTAAAAGTGCAGAAGAAAAAGGTAAGGTCTCCCTTACGTATGGATAAAAATCCATCTTGTTCTTTCTCTGCAAACGGTAACGGTGTAATATATTTCAAGGATTGGGCACAAGGATTTACAGGTGATTGGATAAAGGTAATACAATATAAGTATGGTCTTACCTATCAGCAAGCCTTAGATAGATGTGCAGAAGACTTTCAATTGGTACGTATAGGGATGAGACCCGCTGTACCGGTTACACGTGACTACACAAAGATACATATAGAACCTACAGAGTCAGTAATACAAATAAAAATTAGACTTTGGGATGTGGCTGATAGAGAATATTGGTCTACCTACGGTATAAACAGAGGGACTCTAGAGTTATATAATGTATTTCCTTGTGAGATAGTATTTTATAATAATAAAATAGTGTATAGTAGAACCAAAAGTGATTTAGCATATGCTTATAGATTTGGTCCAGGTAAGTATAAGATATACATACCTCAGCGTAGTTCTTTTAGATGGTTATCTAATTTTACTAGTTGGCAGGGACTAGAGCAGTTACCTAGTACAGGTGATTGTGTGGTAATAACAAAATCTATGAAAGATGTTATGTGCTTAAGACAATTTGGTGTACATGCATGTTCTCCAGCTAGTGAGGTTGCAGAACCTGAAGAAAAGATCTTAGCGGATCTATCAAGCAGGTTTACTGATGTTATCACACTGATGGACTTCGACTATACAGGAATCAAGATGGCTAACAAGCTATATAAACAGTATAATTTTCAACCGTTGTTTTTAACTAACGGTAGATTTGGTACTTATAATTATAAAGCAAAAGACATATCTGATTTCTATGAGATGTATGGACATGAACATACACAAGCACTGATTAATGAATCTATAATAACTTTAAATAAGAAAAATGGCAAATAATGACCTAGTGATATCTATACCCTTGTTTATAAAGAAGGTGATGATATCTAAAGCTCGTAGAATTAAATACTATAAGAAAGGTGGTAAAATACCTAAAAAGTATGCATCCTACGGGTTTGATAGCAAAGGTAGGCTAATAGATAGTGAAGGGGAATGCGTAGCAGCTAACCCTAGAACTATAGGTAAGCCTAAGTATATTACTATAAACGGACAAGCATTGTATAATGCACGTATGAGTCCACATATAAGATCTAAGATAGTTAACGCTGTTAAGGATTCTTTTGTGCCCCATATAAAAGATATAAAGCCGATTAGTAATTTACCAGTAAGAATATCATTACAGTTTCATGATACTATAAGACAAGCAAATTGGGACCTTGATAACCAGTGGTTATATAACAAGTGTTTCCAGGATCTGATTGTTAAACAAGGTATCTTACCTGATGATGATATTAGATATATAACAAAAGCAGGAGCACCGGAGTTTTTTCCGGTCGATAGTGAACAAGAGCGCAAGCTTGTATTTACTATATCTCCTGAAGATAGAAAAGAAGTAATAGAACACAAGTATTATGATGAATTTTATAGCAACGATTCGTGATGGTAGATTAATACCAGACGAACCACTAGTCGTTAACGACGACCTTAAAACTTTCCATGAAAAAATAGTTAAGATAAGCATAGAGAAAACAAATCAGAGATCAATACCACAAAATAGATATTATTGGGGTGTAGTTGTACACACAATAAAAGAAAGATTTACAGAATTAGGGTATACGAGAACTGATGTGTCAGATCATGGCGTGTCTTCACCATTGACTAGAGATGATGTACATCAATATCTTAGATCTAATTTTCTAAGAGACGATCTAATCTCCGGAGATGGAGAAGTTTTAGGTACTTTATCTAAATCAACTAAGCAACTGTCAACTGACGAGTTTGTAAAGTATTTAGATAACGTTAGGAACTGGGCTGTAGTGTCTTTAGACTTACAGATACCAGATCCTGAAACTAAAATAGAGTATAACATAGAAATTAAAGAAAAGTAATGGGTAAAATGAAACAATTGTTTATTGAAATGCAAGAACAAGCAGCTCAAGAAGCTAGAGATCAAGCAGGCATGAATATACCAGAAGAACCTATGATGACTAGCAATAAGGTACCGGCAATACCGTGTCCTAATTGCAATAAAGGTTATTTATCGTTCAACTGGAAAACAAGTGAAGCAAATTGTTCTGAATGCGGGCAAGATTTTGTTCATGTAGAAAATAATACAATAAAATTTAAGTAAAACAATAAATTATGAAATTAGTAAGTAATTCGGATGTACAACATGTTGGTACTATAAATAAAAGTATCGACTTTGGCATCGACAAAGAGAATATAGGTGTGTTATTTAGAGGATTCTCAGACACTCTTTATTCTAACAAGATAGGATCTATTGTACGTGAGCTTACGTCTAACTGCTTTGACTCTCATAGAGAGGCTAAAGTAAAAGACGACGTAGTAATTATATTACAAAATGCAGATCCTTTGGTAAGTAAGAATGGTAAGATATGTTTTAAGGATGTGGGCGTTGGTCTAAGTCCTA